CCAGCATCATCAACAACTCGTGTTGCCGCTGTCTCAACACCGGCCGCGTCTGATTCGCGGTCACAGTACATGTGTGTTGTCACATTAATGTTGTAAGTTCCAGGAGGTAGAGCGATTAGAGTTGAAGTAGGGTCACCAGGGTCCTCCTTCGTCTCCAGTCGCAGTGTGTTTATGATTGGATTGTCATAGTCATACGCAACACTTGTCCACGCATTATTCGCCTCGCTAGTGTACGTTGCTGGTACAGAAACTTGGTAAATGTTGCGTGCTGGGATCAGTGGGCGTTCAATCTGCGGTGACTTGAATTCTACCGCGTAATTGACATAGAGCATCCCGGCTGCTGCATCATTGCCGTGCTCCGTCGCAACTATAAAAGATGCGGCGTCATACAGTTTTGGCTCAGTGATAGGTGAGTTGGTGTGTCTCACATATTTGTAGCCTCCTGCGGGGAAAGAGCTCTTCTGTTCCAGTGAGACTTTTAACGGTCTGTACACTGGTCCAGATGCGCTCTGAGCGTACGACAAGAGTGATTGCATGTCGTCTGCAGCTGGTGTTCCGGCGGAGTACTCCGGCATCATCGACACTTGTCCAGCGACGTTTGTGCCCACGAAAGGCACAAACTCAAAGGTCATGTATCTGAATCGCCAATACTCCCACGATTCGGCCTGTGTTGACAACCATGTAAATGCTGAAGATCCTGGGTTCACCTCGTAGAGGAGTGCTTTGAACTCACTCGTCGCTACGATGGTGTCCACAGGTTCTCTGTGATACACTGTTGTTACTTTACCTTGTTGGTGTGTTTTAGGTTGTTGGAACTTCTGTGCCCTAGCATATGACGCTGGGACATCTTTAGTTTCGCTTGAGTTTTGCTTGCGCCTTTGACGGCGTCTTCTCGGCTTTCGGTTTTGCATTTCTTGTTCTCGTTTTGTTTTTCGAGGGCCGTGGTCCCTGCGGCCTTACCGGAGCTCCCCTACCACCGTGGGGGCTGCTAGCCTTGTTTGCATTGGGGGTATTTCCTTGCTTTGCCCAACGCAGGCGTGTTTTGACGTTTCCGCCCGGCTTTTTCCGATCCTTGGGGTCGTGGTTTGCCTTTTTCGATGCTCCCTGGGTCTTTTTGTCTACTGTGATTTGTTTGTTTTTCTTTTTCTTTTTGCCCCTTCGGGTCTTTTTCTTCTTCTTCTCAGCAGCTTCTTTGTTTCCAGGTGATGCGTCCTTGTTAACCGCTTCGTTTGCGGCGGCGTTTAAGTTAGCCTGTTTATTGGCGGCTTCCTTCGACTCCATTTCCTTCCGCTTTCGTTCTAGATCTTCGACTTGCCCCTTCAAATCCTCCACGTTCTCGACTGGGTCTGAGGGCTCTATGTCTTCCTCTCCAGCGACCATGGGGTAGCTCTTCGACTCAGGTAGTCGGGGGTCCCAGCATAAGGGCAGTCCTAGCATGTCACTTGGTTTCTTGCAGTCCGCGAGTGCTCCTTCTAACTCGTCGAAATCGAAACCTGGTAACTGCTCCTCTAGAAGATCCCACATCCATTCTTGTTCCTCGTTTGGATATTGAGACTCAGCAGGTGCCTTTGAACTCCAGGAACGTAGACGATGCTCGTCATGCTCTGGGTCCAGGTCTCCTTCATTGAGCAAGCCTAGCCGAATGGCTGCATCAACGATGGTGGCGAAAACCGGTGTGTGTCTGTCTGTAAAGTAGAATGAGATGCATTTCTCTCTCAACTTGACAGTCGCGTCAACGTCTACCTTGCTGGTGACGTGGAATTTCTTGAGTTGCCGTGCTATGTCAATGCACGACGTTGGATCTCCGTTCCAAACCCCGGGGCCATAATATCTTGCCAGGAAATTTACTCCTGCTTGGCCCCTGGCGATGGGGTCGGCCTTCAAGCTGTGCCCACAGCGAGAGCTCACTTTTGCAAGGGCTACTACGCTGATGTCTGCCGTCAATCCGTCGTCTCCTAGGTACACCCCTAAAGCCTGATAGGCCTCTTTGGGGGTCATGCCTTGCTCTCTAAACGTGATGTAATGCATGAATGCGTTCTCAAGAGTGGCCGCTAAGGACGTGTCGGGCGATCCCGACGACTGACAGTATCCCACGTTGTACCGGACTCCGTTCAACGTTGCTGGTCTCCTCACTATCGACTTGTATAGTGCCATCAGCTCGTTGTGGTGTTCCGGCGCAAACGCGCGTGTCAGCACCGCCTTGACGACTAGCCGTACTATTGGCTGGACGTGGCCGTCAAAGCGGGAATAATCAGACGGTGTGACTGACTTAGCTCGTAAGCATATCCGTGCGACTCGCCTGGCTATCTCAGCCGGCTTCATGCCAGAGGCATACCACCGCAATTGCTTTGCTATGGTGTCGCAGAACGAATGCACAAACCGCAGATATCGCATCTTGGTGTCGACATCCACAGGTGTGATGATCCTGGGATCCGCGCAGTTCTTGTAGGGCTCCTTCTTGATGAAAGCCTTAAAGGTCTGCTTGGGCCCTCCCTCTCCTTGTGTGTAGCGCTCATAAAGCGCTCGCTGGCTTGGACGCGTTTGTTTCTCGTTAACCTTGTCCTCTTCATAAGGGTGGAGATTTCCACACATTTGCTCAGGGACGACAAGCTCCGCGAATTCATTTGC